ATCGTCGATAACCTTGAGGCTGCCTATGCGCGAGGTCGGGGCCGCTCGCAGCAGGCCATTGACTTTGCCGCCAACTATGACGCCGATGTTGTGTTTGACAGGTATTGGCGGCTAGCGCTTGACGTCCTCCTCGCGCCATGAGGGTCGCTTGGGTCACGCACCACATCCCCAGGGTCAAGGAAAGGCACGCGGCGCTACTGCCGGGGAAGTATGCGGGTGGGGCGGAACGGAACACCGACTACATGGTCACGGCGGCGCCGGCCGGTGTTGAGGTCTCCTACATCGAGCCCGAAGCCGCTGAGAGCGCCGCAGACGAATCCTGGGACCGGGTAGTAGTCGGAGGCACTGACAAACTCTCCGAAGCCTCTATGAATTTCCTAGCGGCTCTCAGGCCCATTGTCTGGGTGCAGCACGCCCAGCACCGCACACCGGCCAAGGCTGACCTGTTCCGCCAGGCCTCGCGGTTCTTGACGATGAGCCGCGCGCACATGGGCTGGGAAGCCGAGTGGACCGGGCGGGCCGACGACTTTATTCACTCTCCGGTTCCGCCGAACTGCGTCGCCCCCGCCGATAAGGAACCTTTTGCCTTGTTCGCGGGCAGACGCCACCCGGCCAAGGGGAAACTCAACGCCCGCATTTGGGCGCAGCGCCACGGCCTGGAACTCGTCGAGCTGGAGAACGCCCCGCACGAGGTCGTCCTTGACCACATGGCCCGCGCCAAATACTTCGTCCACCTCCCCAAGGAGCGGGACGCCTGCCCCCTCGTCGTCATCGAGGCCACCCTCGCTGGCTGCGACATCGTCACCAACTCCCTCGTCGGGCGGCTAGAGCCCGGCGACCCTGCGGCAGTACTCGCCCAGCAACCCGAGCGGTTCTGGCGAATTGTGGAGGAAACAGCATGAAGATCGTTGTCACCGGCTCCGCCGGCACCCTAGGCGCCCCCCTAGTCGCCGAGCTGCGGGAACGCGGCCACGACGTCTGGGGAATCGAACTCCAGCACACCGGCCAGCCCCAGACCGTGCGCGCCGACGTCGCCGACTACCGGCAGCTTCGCGCTGCCTTCGACCGCGTCGGCGACTTCGACCTCGTCTACCACCTGGCCGCCGAGTTCGGGCGCATCAACGGCGAGGAGCACTACGAGCAGGTCTGGCGCACCAACGCCATCGGCACCCGCAACGTGCTGGAGCTCCAGCGTGAGCGCGGCTTCCGCCACGTCTTCGCCTCCTCCTCCGAGGTTTACGGTGAAGCCGACGCCGAAGCCATCGACGAGCGCTACCTCCTCGACAACCCGCAGCCGCGCCTCACCAACGACTACGCCATCAGCAAGCGGGTGAACGAAGAGCAGATCCGCAACTTCGCGGACCGCTACGGCAACAAGACCATGACGCTGCGCTTCTTCAACGCATACGGCCCCGGCGAGCGGTACCACGACTACCGCTCAGTCGTCTGCCTGTTCGCTTACCGGCTGCTGACGGGGAAGCCCATCACGGTGTATGAGAACTATCACCGGGTCTTCATGTACCAGGGCGACTTCATCGTGACGCTCGCCAACGCCGCCACGAGCTTCGCCCCAGGCGAGACCGTGAACGTCGGCGGCGACGAGTACGTCAGCGTGGAGGACATGGCAAACATGCTGCTTGAGGTCACCGGCGCCCACCCGTCCCTCGTGAACCGGCTCCCGCTGGACAAGCACAACGTGACGAGCAAGAAGCCTGACATCTCCAAGGCCAAGGCACTGCTGCACCACAACCCGCGCACAAGGCTCGCTCAGGGACTTCCCCTGACCGTCGACTGGATGCGGAAGCATTACGAAATCGGAGGCTGACCGTGGCAATTGCTAACGGCTACGCAACCCTGGCGCAGATCAAGTCTGCGCTGCGCATCGCCTCCGGCGACGCCACCGACGACGCCCTCCTCGAGATGGCTGTCGAGTCCGCTTCGCGCCTCATCGACGCCTACTGCGGCAGGAACTTCATCAACGCCGGCACCGTCACCCGCTACTACTCCACCGAGAACCCCTACGTCGTGCAGATTGACGACGCCCGGTCGATCTCCCAGGTGCAGACGTCCACGGGCCTGGACGGCGTGTACGACACGACCTGGACGATTGGCACGGCAGGCGGGCAGGGCGATGCCCAGCCGGAGCCGATCAACGACTACCTCGGTGGCGTGGTCTGGCCCTACACCCGCATCCGGGCCATCGGCGACTACTCGTTCCCGACTGGCCCGGAGAATTCTATCAAGGTGACCGCGGTCTTCGGCTGGCCCAATATCCCGGTCACGGTCACGCAGGCCACGATCCTCCAGTCGTCAAGGATCTTCAGCCGCTTGCAGAGTCCCCTCGGCGTGGCGGGCTTCGGCGACATGGGAATCATGCGGGTGAGCCGCGGCCTTGACCCTGACGTTGTGCAGCTCGTTGAGGGCTACCGCCGCGTCAACGGTGTCGCATGACCGCCCTCACCGACCTACGCACCGGGCTCGCCACCAGGCTCGCAACCATTAGCGGCCTGCGGTCCTCGGCCTACATTCCCGACAACCCGCAGCCCCCGGTCGCGGTCGTGATGCCGGGCCGCATCCAGTACGACACCGCCTTCGGGCGCGGGTCGGACGAATACCAGTTCACCATCATGCTCATCGTCGGCCGCGTAGCCGACCGGGCATCACAGACCAACCTCGACGCCTACTGCGCCTCTAGTGGTAGCGCGTCGGTGAAGGCGGCAATTGAAGGTGACCGCTCCCTCGGGGGCAAAGCCTTGGACTGCCGAGTCACAGAAATGACCAACCAGGGCTCGCTCGCCATTGGGGACGTCACCTACCACACGGCCGAATTCTCGGTCACCGTCATTGCCGCCGGCTAAGGAGTAACCAGAATGGCAAAGTTCATCGGCAAGAACATCCGGGTGAAGGTCGGCAGCACCGAGCTCACCACCAACATCGCAAGCGTCGAGGTCACCGAGACTGTCGACGAGATCGAGACCACGGCGTTCGGCCAGTCTGCACGCAGCCGCATCGCCGGGCTGAAGGACGCCTCGGTCACCATCAGCCTGCACCAGGACTACGACGCCTCCAGCGTCAGCGCCACTCTCGCTGGCGTCTTCGGAGGCACGGCCAACGTGGTCATCCTCGCGGGCACCTCGCCCACACAGGGCACCGCAACGTCCACCGCGCCCCTTTACACCATCCCGGTTCTCTGCTCCCAGCAGACGCCGGTCAACGGCCAGGTCGGCGACCTCACCACATTTGATGTGACGTGGCCCGCCGTCGGCGAAATCAGCCGCTCCACCGCTGGCACGTTCTAGGCCTAGGAGAATCCCTTGCGCATCAACTTCACCATCACCTACGCCGACGGCACGGCGGCGGAGGCCACGGCCTCCGTCGCCGACCAGGTGGCCTTTGAGCAGGCACACGACCGCTCCATCGCCCGACTCGCCGACGACTTCCGCCTCACCGACGCCTGCTGGCTGGCGTGGCACTCGCTGCACCGCACTGCCCGCACGGCCGACGACTTCGACACCTGGCTGGACAAGGTAGAAAACGTCGAGTTTGGTCAGGGGAAGATCGTCCCTTTGGAGGGGACGACAACGCCCACTGGCTGATCGTCCACTTGGCTTACGAGTACGGCATCACGCCGTCACAAGTGCTGGCCGAGTCCGACCGCATGATCTTCACAATGTCGAAGTACCTGTCATGGCGCGCCAACGAAAGCCGGAGGAGTTGACATGACCGACTTCACGGTGCGCGTTGAAGGAGCCGACCAAGCCGTTCGCGCGTTGCGCACAATGGAGCCCGAGACCGCCAAGCAGGTCGGCAAGGAGATCTCCAACGTCGGCCGGGATCTTGCCGCCTACATCCGAGCCAACGCTCCGACCCAGCCTCCGATGAGTGGCTGGCGCGAGACGGGCGCGGCTCGAGGTCGCACCCGCGGAGGCGCGGGCTGGCCCGCTTGGGCGCCCATTTCCGCCAGCAGCAAGCGGCGCGGCGTCTCAGTCACCGTCAACATGACTGGTGCCGTGGCTGCCATCTACGAGTCGGCCGGCAAGAACGGCCTTGGCGGCATCTCAACCCACCCTGACGGCGGCCAGTTCATTCGCAACTTGAGCCGCTACGGGCGTCTCTACACCTCAGGCGACCGGCCCAGATCTGGACGCCTCGCAGGCAAAGCAATCGTCACGCAGTATCCCGAGGCCATCAAGCGCATCCAGGCCGCGTGCGACCGGGCCGTCGACGCAGTCAATAGGAGGTTGCCCTCATGGCAGTAAGCGGGTCAGGCAAGGGCATCCAGATCGTTGTCGGCACCGACTACAACGACCGCGACCTCAAGCGCGCCCAGGCAGATCTCAACCGCCTCAAGATGCAAGCGGCCAAGACTCAGGGCCCCATGAAGCAACTGGGCGGCACGCTTCGCGGCGCGCTCGGCCCGGCGTTCGCCCTTGCTGGCGCAGCTGCCGCAGGCTTCGCCCTCAAGCTCGGCGTCGAAGCAGTCCAGGCCGCCATCGAGGAAGAGAAGTCGGTTGCCCGCCTCAAGATGGCGCTGGACAACCTCGCCCTCGGCTTCGCCATGCCCGTCGTCGACGACTTCATTGACAAGACGCAGCGCGCCTCGGGCGTCGCCGACGACCAGTTGCGGCCCGCCCTGGGGCAACTCGCCGCCGCGACCGGCAACCTGTACGACGCCCAAAACCTACTCAACCTGGCGCTCGATGTGTCAGCCGGCACGGGCCGCGACCTCACTAGCGTCACCGCCGCGCTCTCCAAGGCCGCCAACGGCCAGACCACGTCGCTGCGCCGCCTCGCCCCCAGCATCGACGGGGCCGTGCTCAAGACTGGCGACCTCACCGCAATCACTGGTGAGTTGACGCGCCTCTTCGGGGGCCAGGCCGAAGCCCGCGCCAACACGTTCGCGGGCACCATAGACCGGCTCACCATCGCCGCAGACGAACTCATGGAAGCCTTCGGCAAGGGCTTCCTTGACGCCTTCCAAGAAGGACTCGGTGGCAGCACCGAAGACCTTATGGACACCCTGCAAGACCTCGAGCCGCAGATGGAGCAGATCGGCGGCACCATCGGCAAACTTGCCGGGACCATCGGCAAGAT